GTAACCTCAACTCCAACAGTCACACCGACTAATACACAGACGAGCACTCCAACAAATACACAAACACCAACTCCAACAGTCACACCGACTAATACACAGACGAGCACTCCAACAAATACACAAACACCAACTCCGAGTGTCACAACAACACAAACAAGTACACCTACGAACACTGCAACAAATACACAAACACCAACTCCGAGTGTCACAACAACACAAACAAGTACACCTACGAATACTCCAACAAATACACAAACACCAACTCCGAGTGTCACAACAACACAAACAAGTACACCTACGAATACTCCAACACCTAGTTCAGCAGCATTTGATGCAGATGCAGCTGCATACTTACAAGCAGTAGTTTCGGCAGGTGGTACTGGAATTACTTCAACTGTGTCAGCAGCAACGAACACTATGTTTGTTGACTTGAAATCAGCGGGTATTTACACTAAATTGGATGCACTTTATCCATTCTTGGGTGGTACATCTGCTTCTTGTAAATGGAATGCTAAAGATCCACAAGATACAAATGCAGCATTTAGATTGACATTCGCAGGTGGTATAACTTTTTCACAAGAAAAGGGTATACAAGGGAATGGTACAAACGGTCAAGCTGATACATACTGGATTGAAAGTGCACAAACCTCAACTTCAGCGAATACAACCATAGGTTATTTCATATCACAAACAGGTTCCACAGGTTTCGAAATCGGGGCACAGTATGTAAGTGGGTGGTTGACTATACAATCTTCTAATGGTACTAATACAAGAGGTTCGATACAAACTGGTGCATTGAATATTTTGACTGCAACAACAAACACACAAGCAATCAACTTCTTCGCATTAACGAGATTGAATAATTCACAGGTTTCTTTTGTTAGAGCAGGTGGAGGAGTTCAAACAGTCACACAAAACACAACAATAACAAGGACAGGAACTAATGTTGGTTTGTTATATGCTGCTGGTTTCGGTGGATTTACAAATAGAACATTAGGTACAGCATTTATGGGTGATGGACTCACAACCACAGAGTTAGGTAATTTGAGAGACATAATAACAACCTTTAACACAACTTTGAATAGAAATATTTAACAAAATGGAAGAATTAGTCGCAATACTCACAGTACATCAAAAAGATAGTTTAATTGGACAACTTGTTGCTCCTGATTGGTATTTCAATCCATTACAAGATGCGAATGAAAATTGGTTTATTTCAAGTGAGGAAATTGATAGTTCAATTTATGCAGAGCACGAATGGGTTAAAGATTTAACTTTATCAATTTATGTCGGTCCGTATGTACCACCATCCCCTAGTTCGATATAATTGATTGATGATGAAATACTCAGAATAATATATTTATAGATATGAATGAAGAAATAAAAAATAGTAAGGACTTTTTACAAGTATTCGATTTTGCAACAGCCAAAGTTCCTTTGATTGAAGAAAACTTAATCATAAACACAAGGACGCCTTGGGTGTATTATGGTGTCGCAAACCTTGCTCCACAGGAATTGATACGTCTTTACAACACTTCTCCGACCCATAGAGCCGCTATTACATCGAAGTGGTATGGTACAAGGGGAGAATCAATATCGTTGAAATTAGGGGACAATGGAAGGTTAATGATGGCTAATAGCCTTGGTGATGGCATATATGATATTTGGGATAAGGCATGTCTTGACTTCATTTTGTATGGTGGGTTTGCCATCAACCTGGTATGGAGAAAAGATAGGGATATGGGATTTGATATGTATTATATGGACTTCTCCAAATTAAGAGCAGAAAAATCTGACTTCCACGATAGAATACATAATTTTTATTATAGTTCAGATTGGGCTTATCCTAAAAAGTTTGTTCCAAGAAAATTACCAGCATTCGATATACAGAATGAAGAACCTTCACAGGTTTTTTATTATACCACACACTCAGCGGGGAACAACTACTATCCAACTCCATCTTATTGGGGAAGTGCTACAGCAATTTCTACACAGATAGAAATATTCAACTGGCACTTCAATAATATCGTAAATGGTTTATCCCCATCTTTATTTGTTGCGTTGAATAGTGGTATTCCTGACCCCGAACAACGTGAAGAAATCTATAATACGATGGTGAATAAGTATGCTGGTTCTAATGTCAGTGGTAAGTTATTTTTGACTTTCTCTGATGGTAAAGAACAAGCACCTGAAATTACCCCAATTCAATCTAATGGTTCTGATAAATTATGGGTTGAACTTAATTCAATGGTTCAAGAAGCAATCTTGACCGCACACCAAATATCCTCACCTGAATTATTGGGTATTATGACACCAGGTAAATTGGGGACAGCAGACCATTTGGAAGCCCAAGACCACTTCCAACATCTTGTTATTAAACCACTACAAACTGAAATCAAAACTGTATTTGAGAAGTTATTAACAATTAGAGATGCTGGTGTTCCAACAGAAATAGATGTAAAACAATTTGAGATGGTGACTATGAAAGATTCAGCACCAACGATAGATATAAATAAAAATGAAAATGTTGGAGTTGTAAAAGACGAAACAATCCAAGAAAACCAAATATAATATGTCTCAAGCATTAGTTCCACAAAATATTCTATTAATATCAGAGAATAAACTTAAAAACTTTACTGATATAGACCAAAACGTAACCTCTGCGGTATTACTTCCTTTTATAGGGGTAGTTCAACAGACAAAGTTAGAATACATAATCGGTCGTCTTTATTATGTCGAATTATTGAATCAAGTTCAAACTAGTACATTAACTACTATCAATAATAACTTCCTTCAATACTTCGTTCAACCGATGCTAATTTGGAGTGCGTATGCAGAAGCATTACCATCTATCTTTATGAGAATAAAGAATAATGGTATTGTTGCTGGTTCTGAAAAGACCATTACCATAAGTGAAATGGAGTATATGCAAACCAGAGCCGATGATAGAGGACAATTCTTTGAGAGACGAATGATTGAAGAACTTATCTACAATCAATCCAATTATCCTTTGGTTTATACTTATACCTCCACAGACGGACTCAGACCCCACTTAGGCAAGAATTATTTTAGCGGAGTTCATCTTAATAACGGGCCTAGATCACAAAACTTACAGGTTGGGCCTGGTTCAGGTGTATTAACTTCTGTAATCTACTCAGACCCTACTTGGGCTTGTTGTGGTTGGTAATTAAAAAAAGTTTATATTTGTAAAAAAAGATTATGGCCATTGTTTATAGACATATCAGATTAGACAAAAATGAACCTTTCTATATTGGGATTGGTGAGAAGGAGAATCGTGCTCACGATAAGCGCAGCAGAAATAAATATTGGAAACATATTACCAAAAATACTGAGTATAAGGTTCAAGTCCTTTTTGATGATTTGACTTGGGAACAAGCAGTAGAAAAAGAAATTGAGTTAATACAAATGTATGGTCGTAAAGATTTGGGTTTGGGAACTTTAGTCAATTTGACTGATGGAGGTGAGGGTCAACTTGGTAGAACTTCTTGGAATAAGGGTAAAAAGACATCTGAAGAAACAATAAAAAAAATGAAAGGTAAAATTGTTTCAGAAGAAACCCGAAAAAAACTGAGTGAATCCGCAAAAAAAAATGGGTCAATCCCCCCCTCAAATAAAGGAAAAGTTTTTTCTGAAGAAACTAGAAAAAAAATAGGTCAAGCAAGTAAAGGAAAAATTGTTTCTGAAGAAACACGTAAAAGAATTAGTGAAAAATTGAAAGGAAAAATTGTATCTGAAGAAACTAGAAAAAAAATAGGTGAGTTCAATAAAGGAAAAATTGTTTCTGAAGAAACTAAATTAAAACAAAGTTTATCTCATAAATCAAGACATTCCAAATGAACGAAACGATAATCTTACTCATATCAAATGCTTTAACTGCTTCAGCCGCATGGTTTGTTGGTCGTAAAAGACAACAAGCAGATACAGATAATCAAATACTCAAAAACCTTGAGTTGTCTGTTGATTTGTATAGACAGATTATATTAGACCTAAAAAAAGAAATTGAATCTTTGAATATAAAAGTTCAAGAATTGGAGGGGAAAATAGACCGACTCCATCAAGAGAATAAAATGTTAAAATCTAAATTGTAATGCCATTACCAATAAAAACTGAAAAGGAAACTGACAGTGAGTTCATATCAAGATGTGTCGTAAAGGTTGCTGACGAGTTCCCTTCGTTTGAGCAACGGTTGGCAGTATGCTATTCACAGTTGGATAAGACAACTATGTCTAAACAAAAAAAGGAAGATACATTTGTCGTTCAACCTCGTCGTAAGGAAAGTAGGGGCGTATATCTGAAAAGATGCTCTGCTAATTCTAAAATGAGAGAAACCTACCCTATGATGAAGGAGCGCATGTCATATTGTCTTAATGCTTATTCAGAATATTATAGATGGTGGGGTAAGTTTGAGGATGGCAACATTCCTTCTGACTCAGCGTTGGGTAGATGTATTGCCAGAAAAAGAGCGACTGGTATTGATTATAAACAAGCCTATAGAGAATGTGCTTCGAGGGTGGTTGTTCCGAATACACCTATTGTTATGAATGATGATTTATTGATTGAACCTGTCGAGTTCAGTGAGATGAGTGTATTGGGTTATATGACCAAATATTTTTATATCTGTCCTGGAGCACAGGCAACATTTCAACATCTTATCAGTATGAATCCTGATGATGATACTGCGGGTATGATTAGAAGTGCGGCACAGATTGCTGATAATGTCTTTGAGATTGAGAAAAAAGTGTTAGAAGATAAAAAGGCTACAATAGAACAACTTAATCAAGCAGAAATATTGGTTGATGATTTCTATGACTTAATGGATGAAATAGATGAAGAATTGGGTATGATACACGATGTCTCTTATATGGACGGACATATTGAGTTGATTGAATCCTACATTAAATAAATAAATTAAATAAAAACATAAAAAAATATGAGTTTTAGCATATCAAATACATCGGCATCAGCGGTCATTACGGACATCACAACGCCGAGTAGTGTGACTGGTGAATTGACCGTCACAAGTGGTTCATTACCATTATCTGCTGGTGGAATGGTTAGTGGAACAAACACAACCTTAGACAACCAAAAAGGTTCTCCTTATGGAACATTCCAAATGTTCTTGAAACAAGGAGATGCACAAATTGACACTTATGTCAATAACACATTATATTCAAGTGAAAAATATTCATCTGGTATTGTAAGTGTTCAAACCCCAATCATTCAATCAGGTGATAGTTTAACTATGGCTGTCTCTGACCCTGACTTTGATTGTTATTCTATCGGAGCGGCGTTTGCTGGTGGAACAACTGAACCAGAAGTAATCAAACAACAACCTGATGGTAAATTACTTATTGGGGGATACTTCACATCATATCAGGGTGTAAGTGCTAATAGAATTGTAAGATTAAATACTGACTTCAGTATTGATGATACATTTGACTATGGCACTGGTTTCAACGGAGCAGTCAATGCAATAGCGATACAATCTGACGGCAAAGTATTAGTTGGTGGAAATTTTACAACATACAAAGGAACATCAAGAAATAGAATCGTCAGATTAAATACAGATGGTTCGTTAGATAATACTTTTTCAATAGGCACAGGTTTCAATAACACAGTTTGGGCTATTGTTATACAACCAGATAATAAGATATTAGTTGGTGGTGTTTTCACTTCTTATAGTGGAGTTTCTGAATCAAGAATAATAAGGTTAAATACAGACGGTTCAAATGATACAACATTTAGCACCCCTACTGTGAATAATACAATTTTTGATATTAGTATTCAAACAGACGGAAAAATACTCGCTTGTGGTGATTTCACACAGGTAAGTGGTTCTTCAAATTACAATAGGATAGTGAGGTTTTCAACTGGTGGAACTGTTGATGAAACTTTTATCACTGGAACATTTAGTGGTGGGCAATTCAATTCTGGTGGTTATGTTGTTGTAGCACAACCTGACGGTAAAATTATATTTGGTGGTGATTTCGGTGTCGTCAGTGGTGTATCAAGTTCTAAAATAGTTAGATTATTGAGTAATGGAACTCGTGATACAAGTTTTTCTGTTGGAAGTGGTTTTACTCAAAATGGAGCAAGCACAACAGCGTTTTTGGTGGATATAACATTAACCCAAAACGGAAAATATTTAGTCAGTGGTGCCTTTGACACATATAGCGGAAATAGTGTAAGTGTTTTAGCAAGACTCAATTCCGATGGAAGTTTTGACTCCACTTTGAATCAAGGAACAGGATTTGTCTATGATGATGTGAATGGATTTAGTTTCCCGAGCACTGTTTTATCTGATGGTAATATTGTAATTGGAGGTTTATTGAGTGGATATGATGGAGCAACAACTGGTACATTAGTTGCATTAGATCCATTTGGTAAATTACTTAATTGTGAATAATTATTGATTACCAAGATACTATTTGTATATTTATAATTGTGGAGGGGAGTTCCTTGTTTTTCCCATTTTATCGATTGTTCTGTCGCATACTCCCCTCCTTTTTTAAGAATCAGATATAAAAATATCTGATTTTTTTTTGTTTTTATACTTTACCTGTAGTACTTTTTTGTTTATCTTTATATTTATAATAAAGACAAAATTATGGGACTAACAAAAAAATTACTCGAAGACATCCTCGAAGAGGATTTTTACCCTTGTGATATGGATTATGAATATCAGCAGTGGGTTACAAATAAACAATTACAAGACCAAGAGGAGTACATAAAAAACTATCTTGAGATGCAATCAGCATATGAGGAGATGCTTGCGGACAAATACTAATATGGCACAGGATACACAAAAAACAATCGTAACTCAATCACAACTAAAATTTGTATTTGATTATACAAATAAATTGGGAGTTAATTTGACCTTGAAAGAAACGGTGGGAGTAACTAATGTACTTGTTGATTATTGTTTGAATGGATATACCAAAGAACTTGGAGAAAGGTTGGATGCGATAGATAAATTTATTGCAGCTAAATTTGAAGAACAATAAAAAAAGTATATTTAGAAATATACACTGATACAAAAAAAGGGTTTTCCATGCCATTAGTTCCCTTTTCCCCTGTTCATTCTGAATGGGGGTTTTTTATTTGGTATATTTACAGTTTTATCAGGATTTTTTTCTCCATCAGCAAACCATTGAGATTTGTCTTTCATAGCTCGCTTTTTATATTTCATTGGTTTGATTCTAGTTTTATTGTGTTTATCTAAAAATTGTTGATGAATATCTTTATCAATATCATAACCCATATTTTTTAGTAATTCCCACATAAGAACATAATCTTCTTTTTTTACTCCATTGAGAGAGAAAAATTTTTCTTCTGGTTGTCTCCACATTTGATTGAATGGATGGACTATATGGTCTTTATTAACCTTCAACCCTTTTTGTTTACATAATTTGCAGATTGAATTTCTGCCACCTTTACAGCCTTTACATCGATAATATGAATCGATTGATTTTTCTATTTTGCATATACTACAAATTCTTTTGTCTTCCATATAAATAAATAGTATGATTTCACAAAAAGTTCAGGTGAAGATAAAAATAAATAATTTACCCATTTTTCTTTGATTGTAGGGGATTTCTATACCTAAGTGATATGAAGGTATACCTTGAAGAGAAAGTGTCTGTAATACCCCTTAAAATCAGTCAAAATATTTTTATAATTTTTATTGTATAATATTTAATTTTTATGTAGGGTGGGTATATTTATAATTGTCCGTCTTCACAACATAGGACATTAAAGAAATTATAGAACCCCTGTAAAGTACCCCTTGATGTGAAGACCAAGTGGAGAAATATGGGGGTTTTTTTATTATTATGAAAAAGAAAATAACTGAAATCGAAATTATGATTAGAGGTATATTGGGAAAAGATAAGTTCCTAATGTTGAATATGACCTTAATCAAAAAGTTAGACCCAAATAGTGCTTGTTTTTTAACTTATCTTTTAGACAAATATGAGTTCTTAGTAAAATCAAAGCAAATTGAAGATATTGATGGTATGTCAATATACAGAAGAGAATTAACTGATAAGCTTAATTTAAGTCCTTATCAACAAAGAAAAATTGAAAATCAATTATCTTCATTGAATCTAATATCAGTTAAAGAAGTCAGAGTTGAACAAGAAACTTTTAATTTATATTATTTTAACATCTCTGAGATTTATGATTTCGTTGAAAAATAAGTATACCCCCATTAAAAAAATAAACCCCCCCCTTAAAAAACTTGAGGCTGATACTATAACATTACTATATTAAATTAAATAAAATATAATATAGAATAGTTATAATACCCCCTTAAAAAACTAAACCCCCCTATAAAAAAACTAAACCCCCCTATATAAAAATGAAAAATCAAATTGAATTACATTATGAACTCATTGAAGAAATAATTGAAATGTTAAAAGAACATAAAGAACATCAATTATACCTTTTAACAGATTATAGTACAATTGAATGTACTGAAGACAGATTATTTTATGCTAAATCTTATGTAGAAGCAGGAGATATGATTGAACATCTTAAATACCTATTGAATGAAAGAGGACTGGCAAAGAGGTGATGATTCTAAAATGACTTCAATTGAAAGATTGATGCATCACATGGAATGGTTGCAGCAGCAACATAAAGAAGTTAAAGATAAAATACTTCAACGAAAGAAACAAGAAGAAGGGGATGAACCACCAGTACAGGGATTTCCAAAGGATTGATATTTATAGATATGAAGCATAGACTAGAAAAAGAACTTGGGGAATTCATTGACCTAATGGATAAGGAATATTTCGATGTATCTGAACAAGATAGGGATTCAATTGCAAGAATGATTATCATCAAAGAGTTTTTAGATCTCAAAGCAGACCCTAGCTCCCTCCCAATATATGTTGAATACCTTTCAAGTAGGGTGGAGCATTTCAAAATGATAGAGAACTACGAAGCAGCAGATTTATTTGAAAGAATAAAAAAACAAATAAATTTCTTTTAGTATTTACCATAGTCAGTATAGTATATATATTTATACTATAAAATGATAAAACTATGAAAAACTTAAATGACAGAAGGATTTACACCTACATTCTCAACCAAATTAATGCAACCCAATCACTATCAACAGTGGCGACCAATACCCAAATAGCAAGGGATTTGAATATATCAGTATTTACTGTAAGAGACAAAGTTCTCAAAATGGTAAAGAAGGGATACTTGAATTCTTACTTAGATTATTTCGATGAGCAAAATAATTATGTTCAAAGAAAGATTACCAAAGGGGAATTGGAACCATCAATTTGTTAATCAGATGTGTTTTGATACAAGGGTGGATTCAACAAAATCATACAAGGTTATTTGATATAACAACCAAAATTAGCAAAGGCGAGAACACAGATGATTTGTTCCAACTTTGTATCTATGAACTTCTCAACAATCGGGTAATCAATTCCATTCCTGATAATGAGAAGTTTTTTTATTTTGCTAGAATTGTTAGAAATCAATATCACTCCAAGAATAGCAAGTTTCACAAAGTATATCGGAAACATACATTCGTTGAACTTGATTCAAATATGGATATTCCACAGGATGATTATGAACCTGAAGTAATAACAATGGAATGGGTATTGCAGGAGGTTGAAAAAATCAAACAAGAGCAATGGTATTTGGGGCAAATTTTCCTTTTATATTTATCAAAGGGAGCAAATCTGACAAAATTATCAAAATTAACACAAATCCCCATCAATAACTTGAGTCGTGATATTAAAATTGTAAAAGGGATTTTGAACAATAAACTAAATGAAAAATTAAATTGATATGGGGTGTAATTGCAAAGGGAATAAAAGACAAACAAAAACTACAGTTGTAAATAACACAACCATAATCGAACCTGAACCTATGACATTAGAATCACTTATTGGGGATGAACCAATCCCCTTCACAAGACAAGAAGTTCAACGAGCTCTTGATTACCTTGCTGGTATAACAAGTTCATACGATGAGAAATTATACCTCTACGACTTTCATAACAAGTATCACAGAGAACAACTACAACCAAGTTGTGCTGTATGTTTACCGAGAATCCAAACTCGGATAAATGAAATGGCAAAAATATTAGACAACTATGACAAAGCGAACATATAAACCAACAGGGAAACCAATAGGAAGACCAAAGGTTACTATGGATGAGTTCCCAAAGGGATGGAAAGAGGAACTCGTTAGAATGGGGAAAGAAGGTATGTTAGATATTGATTGTAAGGTATATCTTAACATTTCCAACGAGACATTTACAAGAATGATGATTGAAGAACCAGATTTTGCGGAATCCGTTTCTGTAATGAGGCAATTATCACATGCTTGGTGGGCTAGATTACCACGAGAAGCATTCGGATTAGGAACATCAAGACAGATGAACTCTCAACTTTATAGTTTGGTAATGAGAAATAAGTTTAAGGACGAGTGGAACAACGCAGAGAGTAAGGTTGATATTACCACTCAAGGAGACAAGATTGACTCAAATAAAAAGATAGAAATTGAAATTGTAAGGAAACTAACAGATGGCGACAAAGACAAAGGTTAATACAGAAAGAAAAATCCTACTCAACAAAAAGAAGGAAGGAGTAGCAAGAAAAAAGTTTAGTGGTAAAGACCAAAAACCTAAACGATATAGAGGACAAGGAAGATAATATGCCAAAGTCAAAACTTAGAAAGAACCACAAGCAAAAGGTAGATGCTTGGAAAAAGAAGAACGAGAACATTACTCGTCAATTTAACAATTTATTGAGAAAATCTATAGCAGAACAGAAAACCCCTACCCTTGAAAATGGGGAAGTAAAATTACAAATAGGATAATAGAAATATTTTTTTTATTTTTGGTTTATGAAAAGAAATTGTCCTGTCTGTAATGTTGAATATGACGCTGACCCCCAAAGATCAAAGTGGGGGAGACAAACTACTTGCTCTCGTAAATGTTCGTATGTTTTTAGGTCTGATAAACTTTCTAATCAAGTTGATTGTGAATGTGGAAACTGTGGTATAAGTTTCACCCGATGTCAAAGTCATATTACAACAAAACACGGTAAAGTATTTTGTTCCCCGTCTTGTCAATATCAAGGCAGAACAAATGGGGTGACCCCAAGAATAGTAGAAACCCCGTATGATATTGTTAGAAAAACAGAAGAGGAAAAAAAACTATCACTTCAAGAATATATGAAAATTAGAAGTCAAACTCCAAAATACAAACTCATAAATACGATGAGGTCAAGATTGAATGAGTATCTCAAACAAAGGGGTTATAAAAAAGATAGAAGAACTTTTAATGTTATAGGTTGTAGCCCTGATGACTTGAGAAACCATATTGAATCACAATTTGTGGAGGGGATGTCTTGGGAGAATTACAGTCATACAACTTGGCACATAGACCATATTATACCAATATCGTCCGCTAATAATCAAGAAGAGATATACAAACTATCTCATTATACAAACTTGAGACCTTTGTGGGCTAAAGAGAATTATGAAAAATCAAACAAAATAATATGAAACAAGAAACAATAATGAGATGTGGGGACAGTAAAGAAGTTCTCAAAGAATTAAAAGATAATAGTGTGGATATGTTATGTTCGGATCCACCATATGGATATTCATTTATGAGTGGTTCTATCAAATGGGATAAAGTATTACCAGATACTCAAATATGGAGAGAGTGTTATAGGGTATTGAAACCTGGCTCATTCATAACAGTTATGGCAGCACCAAGAACGGATGTATTATGGAGAATATCGAGAGACCTTGAAGAGGCGGGGTTTGACTTATCTTTCAGCAATATTGAATGGGTGTATCATAGTGGATTCCCCAAAGCATCTGATGTTGGAAAGATGATAGATAAAAGAAAAGGTGCTGAGAGAGAAGTTGTATCACAAGAAACAACATCATATAAAGTATCAAATACAAAAGATAATAATGTAATTAACGAAGGCACATTTGCTGAGAACTTCTCAAAAGATATAGATGAGAATGGATATAGAATAACTAATATCACAGCACCAGCAACAGACCTATCAAAAAAATACGACGGAGCAAAGGCGGGGTTCCAACCAAAACCTTCAAGGGAAATAATCATCGTTGGAATGAAACCATTTGTGGAGGGTTCATACATAGACCACGTATTAAACTTTGAGGCATTACCTGATAATATCAAGATGACCTATCCACTTATTCAAACCCCCAAACCAGCAAAGAAGGAAAAGGACTTTGGATTGAGTGGTGAGGAGAAACCAGCAACAAATCAATATAAGAATAGTAAAGTTTCCTATCAGGCAAATGGGACAGCGACATCATCAGAATTACTACCGAGAAAAAATAACCATCCAACAGTCAAACCAATAAAGTTAATGTCTTATTTAATCACCTTATTTACAAGACCTGGTGATTGGATTTTAGACCCATTCGGTGGCAGCGGAACGACAGGATTAGCTTGCAAGTTATTAGACAGAAACCATATCTATATCGACTTCACTCAGGAGTATTATGACATCGCTGAGGAAAGGTTCAATGTATCAAAGCAAGACCTCAAGAAGTTGTTGAAGGAAAAAATAAGTAATGGACAACAGGAATTATTCTAAAGGTATAAGTTGGATAGATGATTGTCGTATTCCTTTTGTGGATGGAGATGGTTATACTGATGAAGAATGGAAAAACTTATATGCAGGTAATAGAAAAGATAGTAATACTAATCTTGGTAATGAGATAAAAAATATTGTTAGAGAATTATTACCTAAAGCTCCTCAAGGTCGTTTCCCCGCTAATATACTGGTGTCTGATGATATGTTGAATGATGGTAGTATCAGTAGTCAGGGGAACTTGAAATTACATAAAATATCAGGATGGGGACTCCAAGAAACAAAAAAAAATTATGTCGATTTCAAGGGAGACAAAGGAACAAACAGCAGATACTACGATATTGATAAATGGTTTGATAATTTGATAGATGTATAGCAAGGGTATTAGTTGGATAGATGACTGTAGAATACCATTTGAGGAGGGTGATGGTTTATTAGAACATCAGGTCAAATATGGAATTGATAGTGATTATGGTAAGGACTCTAATACCAAGTTCGGTCAAATAAAAAACTCTGTTATTTGTGGTTCTTCACAAGGTCGTTTCCCCGCTAATATACTGGTGTCTGATGATATGTTGAATGATGGTGTAATTAGTAAATCCACAATATTTGATGGAACACTTATGGATATGACAGGTGGTAATTTTGGTAATACAAATAACAAACAAACTGATAAAAGAATAGTTGGAGGTTATGCTGACAAAGGAACAAATAGCAGATACTACGATATTGATAAATGGTTTGATAAGTTATTAGAATGAAGATACAAACAACATCCGTATTCGAAACGCTATTAAACTCTGATAAAAGGATTAACATATTTCAGGGGTCATCGAGAGCATCAAAGACATACAATATCCTAATTTATTTCATATACAAGTTATTGAATGAGGAGAACAAAACCTTATCAATAGTTAGAAAGACATTACCAGCACTCAAAGGGTCAGTCCTACGAGACCTCAAGGAAATACTAATCAAGTTTGATTTATACGACCAAAACAACTGGCACTCTGTGGATGGTTATTATCAGTTGGGGTCGAATATGATTGAGTGGTTCTCAGTAGATGATGAAACCAAACTACGTGGTAGGAAAAGGGATTACTTATTTATCAACGAAGCAACAGAAGTATCTTATGACGAATACATACAACTAATGCTAAGAACATCAGATCTGACAGTAATGGACTTGAACCCCTCGTTATGGAAATCGTGGATTTATGACCTTGAAGGACAACCTGATGTAAATTACAATATTACCACCTACAAAGACAATCCCTTTTTATCAGAAGTACAAGTTCAAGAAATCGAGAAGCTACAATATAGAGACCCTAACCTTTGGAGGGTTTTTGGACTAGGTCAGAGAGGACTTCCCACCAAAATGGTATTCTCACACCAACAGAAATATTCGACCTTACCAGAGGGGTCTAAATTGCTTGGTTTCGGTATTGACTGGGGATACTCTGACCCCTCCACACTTATACAAGTTCATAAGAACGGGGAGTCAATCTATTGTCAGGAATTATTATACTTGAGAAATGTAACCATACCTGACTTCATCTATAAGATAAAGGACTTGGGTATTAACCTCAAAGAAGATTTTATTTGTGATAGTGCAAACCCCCAAGCAATAGAGGAACTAAGACGACAGGGTATAAACGCAAAACCTGTAAAGAAGAACTCCATACTACATGGGATTGACCTTATTAAAAGAAGCAATTTTTTCATTCACGAATCATCAATCAATTTAGAAACTGAGCTATTAAGTTATGTTTGGAAGACAGATAAAAATGGGAATAACTTAGATGAACCAGTGGATGACAATAACCACTTAATTGACCCCCTCAGATATGTCCTTGAAATGAAGATGTATAGAAATACAGGGGTGTTTGTATATTAAAACGATTATAAAAAAATTATATTTATAAATATATGGCAGGAACGTACATAGAATACGACAAGAAAAAATACGAACTCAAAGAGTTGACCATTGAGAAATGGCAAAACATTATGAAGTTCAAAGATATACTCGATGAAACAGACGTGTATATCAGAATGATTGCAGAGATGACTGGCTTAACACCAGAGCAAGTAAAAGATGGGGACGCACAATCTATTATGGTTTGTGGTAAAATGTTGGAGTCATACATAGGTCAAGAAACAAAAAAGGTTTATGGAAACATAACATTTGAGGGTATTGAATATGAACTAGTGGATTTTGGAAATATTACATTCGGTCAGTTTGTAGATATTGACACTTTCATTATGAAAGACGAGAGTTATAAAATAGCCAATCTAAATGAATTAGCCGCATATTTATACACAGAAAAAGGTAAGAAGTATGGTGAGGCTGACTTCAAGAAAAACATAGAAAAGTTCAAGCAACTTCCGATGAAATATATTGAAGGTGCGGTTTTTTTTTTATGGACTTTAGAAAGGGGATTGTCAGGTCTTTCGCAACTCTATTCAGAGAACAAGTGGTTGACGAGGGTGTTAAAGGTGATAATAGTTTTTCAAAATTTTGGGGTTACTATATCTGGATTTCTCAACTCTCGGAGGACAAAGTTTGGAAAGTTAATAGTATTACTAGTCAGCCCCTTATTCTTTGTCTCAACCATCTTTCGTACCTTTCTGACTTACGTTCGGAACAAGAGAAGGCGATTAAAAAACAAATGAAACAACAAAAATGACAAAAACGATATATGGTCTCAATCTAAAAAACATAGTTGATGACTTCCAACTTTTAGCTCAAAGACACAAACAAATTAACTCATATGGATTTGGGGATTTGGATGAGTTCTCATATCAAGTTGATAGAAGAGATAAAGAAGTAAACCTATCGGACCAAGCCCCATACTATCCGTATTTATATGTTGTTCCTGCAAATGTAATCCAAGAGTTTGGGTTTATGACCTATGAGTTTAACTTGATTGTTTCAGATATTATGAAACGAGATATGGATAATATGACTGACATATTGTCTGATACATTGCAGATTATGAATGATGTTATATCTATGTTCCGTTTGTCTGTAACCGAAAAACTTGGAAACTACAACGAATACTATTATTTAGATGATGCTGTGACTATGGTTCCATTCATCGAACAATATGAGGATTTGTTATGTGGTTATTCAGCAACTATTAGAATCAAGACCAAAACTTACTTGGATAGATGTGTGGCAGCATTTGATGATTTTCCTGCTGACCCTTGTGTTTCACCAACTCCAACTCAAACAACAACACCAACTAATACTCCAACTAATACACAGACACCTACAACGACACCAACACAAACACCTACTTCAACTTGTCCTGTGACAACTCAGTATCTTGAAGTTCAATTATCAGAAAATACCAAGTTTAAGTTGATACTATGGAATCAACCAAACTTTACAGATGCTGCGACAGCAAATTGTAATTACATTATTTCAGGAACTGCGTATGGTTCATTAGGAACAATATTTACAGGTCAAGAAACTATATTAAGCGGGGAACATCAACACCAATTTAATTTAGCACCTGTGTTATTACCTGGTGAAATCGTATCATCGTTTGATGTGTTGGGATATACCTTGAGTGGATGTCCTTGTCCTGTCAATTTGATATTACCAATCATACCGACTGCAACCCCAACTACTACACCAACAAATACTCAAAGTCCGACCCCAACAACAACTAGTACCCCAACTCCAACACAAGCATTACCCTATTCTGTATTAAGTTTATGTACTACTAATGGAGTTGATGGATTTGCTTCTACTAATGATATTTGTTCGGGGACTTGTACTCCAGTCACCGTTTATATTTCACAAACAGGAGTAACCACATTCCAACAAGCAGCAATAACTTACGGACTACCTATCTACACAACACCTGTTTTTATACCAGCAAACTTATATGATGGTAATTCTTTATGGTTTGGAGCAACCGATAAATCTGAAATATTCCAAATAGATAATGACGGGGCTATGTCGTTATTTGGAACCTGTCCAACCTGATAAACTATGTGGGAATTAACTGAAGAACAACTCGAACAATTAGGAAATATGTTTGCAGCTTTTTATAGACAAAAGATAAAGGCAAAAATATACCCCTTTGGAAACCCGAATGTTAGGGGTGTGTCGAATAAAGTTGCATCAGGTAAATTATTGAATAGTATAAAAACAAAGGTAAAAGAAACACCTGAGGGACTAATGCTTGAAGTTGAGTATATGGACTATTTCAAGTATGTTAATTTAGGTAGAAGAAAAGGTGGTAAGTTTGTTCCAATCAAAGCATTATTGGATTGGATAAAAATTAGGGGAATACGAAGACGAGATGAGAAAGGACGATTTGTGAAAGGTAGTCAATTATCTTTAGCATTCGCCATACAAAAGAACATACATAAGTTTGGTATTAGAAGAACCAATATTTATGATAAAGCCTATGATTCATTGGAAGATGTTTTAATGAATCCTCCAGCTGAGTTTAGAGATGATTTTGAGAGATTATACAATGCGATTGGAAACGATGTTGAAAACTTCATTATCAGAACATTAAATAAAGAAATACCATCGAAATAAAATGAGCTTCAATTTAACATTATTACAAGCCCCATTATCTGTGACGGAGACACACTCCGACCATACTTGGAATGTGGCATTAAATAGTTATTCTGCATACACCGATATAAGATTGGTTGTAGACATCTATAAGAACCCATATAAGAACGATCTAGGTCCGAACAATACCACAGGGTCAACACAAGAGTTTGGTAAAATAGGAAGGTTATTAATCCCCTCCAACGAGTATGGAAATTGTATCTTTAATGTTGAAACAATCATTAGAAATATAGTAAAACCAAACCCTCGTAATATGTCTATGATTTACAATACGAACACTGGTTTTGGTGAGTCAGACCCTTATGCTGTATCTGTAACGAATAGTTCATTAATCAATATTGATGAAGAAACATCACAAGCAACGATAAATAATTTACCTATAAACTTCATAAGTTTTTCTAATGGTTTCAACGGGGGTTATGTAGGATTCGAGAATATCTATCACGTTAATGAATATCGTTTGATATTTGGGGTTCAATATACAAGTGGAGGGACAACTACCATTATCATAGATGAAACGAACTACGGGGTTTATTCAGGGTTCACAGGACCAACTATGAGTCCAGCGAGTGCTGCAACTCAACCTTATGGAGTGATGGTATGGCCTGGTGTTCAAGACAACAAAAGATATGGTGTATCTAATAACCCTGCATTAACTTACTACTATTCAGGTATAAACTTGAATGGTGAATATAACTATTGGAACACAAAGGTATATGACTTCGCTATGAATAGTGGGGTTGTTCCATTCAACATAGCAGGTAGGTTTATGGGTACATTCGGTCAAGACACAATCCCTATGACAATCTTGAATGGTTCCCCAATCCAAACTAGATTCAGAAGTCATTATTATAATTGTCCTATTGTGTTAGGGTTTATGTTTGGGGAGAACGAATTATTCAATAACTCATCATTAATTAATTCTGTGAGTATCTTACAAAAGACAGAACCAAATACACAACCTAATTATGATGTCATATATTCACAACCGATTTCATACACTCAAAATCCAACAGGTTATAATTCATTTTTAGGTCAAAGAATAGCATATGTTAATTGGAAACAAAGCCCTTTATTCAGGACGAATAGCGATGTTGCAATATTCCTATCAAGTGGAAACTGCGATACAAATTATTCTAATGGTGTATCAGAGATAGTACAATATAAGATGATGGGTGAGGAGTGTTTCAATGACCCTGTCAATTTCTTGTTTATCAATAGAAATGGGGTATGGGATACATTCACCTTCACCAAGAAAAGTCAATACGCTAAGACCCCAAGTAAAAAGATATACGGGTCTCAAAAAACACTTAATTCTACAATATGGAATATGCAGAGTTATGATTCCTCTGAAACAGTTTACTATGGTGATGCTGTGGAGTTTATGACTGTTGCTTCTAACTTTGTCAAACAGAATGATGTGGATATAATTGAAGAATTGATTACCTCCCCAACTGTATATGTAATTAAAGATGATTGGACGCCAGAGAATAACCAACCACTCATCTATCCATATCTAATACCAGTACAAGTGTTGAATAAAGAAGTTAAAAAGTATCAACAGAAATACGACAGAGTATTCCAATACGAACTTGAATTGAAATTAACCCCTTATAGACAATATAATTTACCTTACTAATGAGTTTAAGAATCAGGACTGTAATATCAGGTGTTCACAAATATTTGGATTTGTTTGATGATGAAGACATATTGATGTCTTTTTCTGTTGGGGAAATTCAAGACATAACATCAAAAAACTCAGGTTATTCCAAATCATTCACTTTACCAGGAACAAAGAATAATAACGACATATTCAATTATTATTATGATGTTAATTCTGTTCCTTTGGACTTTGACCCCAACGACAAGTTTGATGCGATTATATCTTGGGATGGTTATGAGATACTGGTTGGAAATATTCGATTAGATGGGGTTTCTATTGAAGGTGAAGATTTCACCTATCAGGCTACATTCTATAATCAGGTCGGTAATTTAGCAGCAAATATCGGGGATAAGTTTTTGAGACAAACTGACCTATCACATTTATCACACCCATTTACAGAAGATGTTATACTACAATCAAATGTAGATTATAACCTATTTCCAATAACAGGTGCTACAAACTATTCATATCAAAATGGTAAGACGATGTGGGGTCTTTATAATATTGGTTATGAATACTCTGGTAATTCTGCGTTTATTAATCCTTTAATTACACCTTTGGTGGAGTTCTCGGATTTATCAGGACTGACTTATACCCCAAAAATCGGTCATTTCGATTTTACAGGGACACCAGTAAATGATTATTATTTCAAGCCAACACTACAAATCAAAGAATTATATTCAAGTATAGTTCGTGATGCGGGGTATGAGATACAATCTGATTTCTTTAATACATCTTATTTTGAGAGATTTTACTTACCTCTGAAGTTTTTAGATGAAACAATATATTCAAGAAACTCTATAATACCTTGTTATACTTATGAAAATCTTGGATTCTTTTTTTCCACCACTCCACAAAGTGCTTCTACAAATCCAAGTTCAGTAGTAATTTGTAATACTCTTAATCTATCAGCAACGACAGAGTTTATCAATTTCCCTACAATTTTTGCGGGAGAATACACATTCAAGTTTAGTTATACATTACAGAGAAATCTTTTTAGTGGTTGTGGATTTACTATCATCAATACTGGTCCTGGTGACTTGAATTATTTATACGTCAATTCATCTGGTAATGAGGTCGTTGGATTCATTCCAAGTGTAGACATAGGTCTCCCATATACCGAAGTTGGTACGTTTCTTGGAATTACAAGTGGTAATGGGACAGTCAGTAATGAAACTACTTCTGATGTATCACTATTTTATAATGATTATACTACTACTGCGGAACTTAGGGGAGATGGACTTTGTAATAATGAAACATCAACGACACAAGTTGAGTTCACAAGAGCTTTCAATTTGACAGGTAATACTGATTTACAATTTTATTTCTTTGGAACAAACGCAACAGTATCAAACTTCAAGTTTGAGATATTCAATGGGCCAAGATTTTTAGTATCAGGTCAGACATTTGATTATTCGTTGGAGTTCCCCGATAATGATTATAAACAAATTGATTTCATTACATCTATAAACAGGTATTTCAACTTGGTTGTTGTCCCAAGTCCTGACAAACCAAACACTTTAATAATTGAACCTATTGTAGATTACTTTGGAAAGGGTGAGGTATTAGATTGGACTACAAAAGTGGATTATAACCAACTACAATCATTATCCCCAACAACATCTTTAATAAATGGAACACTAGATTTTGAGTTTAGGTTAGACCAAGATTATGCGAATCAAGATTTCAACTCGGCATCCAATAAAGTTTTTGGAACTGATAAAATCAATCTTAACATTCCATATAAAAACTCAAATACAAAGTTCACATACATATTCTCGTCTCCTATTGATATTACAATCAATGCTGTAACATCAAACTATTTAACTCTGTCATCATTTTCAAAAATCAAAAATACTGATGTTTCGGGAACGACTTTACAACAGTTCCAACCATTCAAGATATTACCTCGTGTTGTATTTAGGGGATTGACTTTACCATCATTAAACTATGGTTTCATTGGTACTGGTACAACAGAATTACAAACTTGGTATATGAAGTCATTTGGAACATTATATCCACAGACAAGATTTACCAACATCAATAGGTTTACAACTTATCCTTTTAATTATAGTGGTTTTTCTCATTATATTAACTTCAGAGGGGAAGACCTTACTACCATTCAACCGAGAGAGTTTGAGTTCGTTGCAGAGGACTTATATGACATCTATTACAAAGATTATATTGAGGACTTAATCAGTCCTGAAAACAAGATATACAAAGTCAAAATATACCTTACCCCAAATGAGGTGAAATCACTTTTATATGATGAAAAAATATTAATCAAAAACTCATTATTTAGAATAAACAAAATAGATGGGTTCAACTTATTGGAACCTTCCCTTTGTGATTTGGAATTAGTCAAACTTACAAAAACCTATGACGAACATAGAGTTCTTTATTATGACTTAATACCTTGTGCGGGTGGTGCTACAAGATATAGTAATTCTGACTTGAACTATAACTTATATGCTTACATAGGAAATTATGTAACATTATACGATGATGACTTGAATGCGTTGGGTTGTCATCAGGTGACTCAAGGGGCTTACAGTAGTAATAACAATTATCAACATTATTACATTTCTTCAGGGTTTACTCCAAACTTTGTAAATGCTTATTCTGATTGTAATTGTACTGGTTTCACGGCATTGAATGTAGTGCAGAATGGTTCTGTTGTTCCACCTGCGCCAAGTTCGACACCATCTCAAACTCCAACACCAACACCAACAGTAACGCAGTTCCTAACCCCGACTCAAACACCGTCACCAACTGCAACTCCATCGATTACTTCTAGTCCAACTGCGAGTATAACTGCTAGTCCAACACAAACTCCAACTAATACAAAAACCCCAACACAAACTCCAACTGCAAGTATAACTGCTAGTCCAACACAAACTCCAACTAATACAAAAACCCCAACACAAACTCCAACTCCAAGTATAACTGCTAGTCCAACACAAACTCCAACTCCAAGTATTACAGCTAGTCTTGGTACAACACCGACTGCTACTGTAACTCAAACACCAACACCTACTTCAACACCTACTTCAACACCTACTTCAACACCAACCAATACGGGAACCCCAAGTCAAACCCCATCACAAACCCCATCACAAACCCCATCACCTGTGGTTCAGTGTATAAACTATGAATGTGAAAACTCTTCTAATTCGGGAACACTTGGGTTCAGATATACAGATTGTCAGACTAATCAAACTGTGGATGTTGAAATGACACCGTTGTCTATTGTTTTCGTATGTTCTTTGACCGTTCCTGTTAGAATATATGGTGTCAATTCATTCACAGCGACAGATAGGGGAATATGTCCTACGCCAACGCCAACACCAACACCAACCAATACACCAACCAATACACCAAGTAATACCCCAACCACAACCTCTTCACCAACTCAAACCCCAAGTAATACCCCAACTCAAACCCCGAGTAATACTGCTACACAAACACCAAGTCCAACACAGACTCCGAGTAATACTGCTACACAAACCCCGAGTAATACTGCTACACAAACACCAACACAGACACAAACACCAAGTAATACTGCAACACAAACACCAAGTAATACTGCAACACAAACACCAACACAGACACAGACACCAAGTAATACTCCGACACAGACATCTACACAAACACCAACTATGACTCCGACACAAACATCTACACCAACCAATTTTACACCTTTACAACTCTGCACAGACACGGGGTCAATCGGATGGAATAGCAGCACAGAAGCTTGTGATGGTGTTTGTAATCAAATCACGGTCTATGTAGCACAAGCTGGTATAACATCATTCCAAGAAGCAGCAATTACTTATGGTTTATCATTATACACAAGCACCACATTTATACCTGCTAATGAGTTTAATGGAAACTCGAAATGGTTCAAGTCCGTTGGTGGTGGTGAAGTGTTCCAAGTTGATGCTGACGGCGCTATGTCCTTGTTTAGTGTTTGTCCTTCACCAACTCCAACAGCAACTCCAACACCTACTCAAACACCAACTGTCAGTTTATCTGCATCACCACCTGTGACGCCAACCACAACCCCAACCAACACAAGAACACAAACACCGACCCCTAGTGTGACCTCACAACCAACAATTTATACTCACGGAGCGGTAAGAGCAACCTGTTCGGATTATTGTAATACGAACTATAACATTACAACTTTAACAACAGCAACAAGTTCATATTTGGGTATTACGATTGGAAGTTTCATTTATGGAATTACTGGTTCAGGGTTTATAGCTTATTCTGATGTTTCCACAGATACGACAACTGGTCCATTCAGGATTGCTGAAATAGATAGTAATGGTGAAGTATTATCAGTTTTGATTTGTGTAGGAGGAAGTTGTGATCCACTATAAATCACTATAAAAAAAATTATATTTATAAGTAGTATGAATTGTCAAATATACCTCCACAATGACCCTTTGGATAGTGGAACAAAATATATATCAGGAACCACCTGTAATGGAATAGAAATATCTTACAATATGTCATTCGGTGATTCTGTTTGTATGGAAGCAGAATTACCATTGATTGTATGTGATGGTTTGACAATTAGTGGGGCTTGCGATAGCACAATTGTAACCCCAACACCGACAGTTACACCAACTCAAACTGTAACACCTTCAAGTACTCCGCCATATTCTAACATTAGATTTTGGATTGATGCATCAGACGAATCAACAATAACGAAAGATGTGAATAATAAAGTTTCACAATGGAACGACAAGGGACCTTATGCATATAATTTGATACAATCAATTTCAGGTAATCAACCTTTATATACAGCATCAACCTTAAATGCACAAGTACCAGGATTAAATTGTGTTTCCTTCAATGGATCATTTACAGCATCAGGAACATTTATGTCTGTTTCTGGTATTTCTTTTTCTGATACTGGTTATACATATATGTTTGTTGCTGGTATAAGCAGAAATGAACCTGAAGGTTTTGCATTTTCTTTGGATGGTCCAACATCATCACCAGTACTAAATTCTAATTATTATTTATATTCTCAAAATTCGGGTGGTGGAACTGACAATGTTTACGTTGGTGCTGTTCCTGATAATTGGTCTATTGTTTTATTACAAAACTCTGCAGATACAATTTCGAGAGCATCGGGATTATTCTTGGGTGTTGTTACTGGTAATACTCTTGGTAATTCACAAGTTCAATTGAATGGTGTGACCTTGACGAATAAACAAACGGGTTCAACTTCAACAACGATTACTTCGATTGCTGTTGGAGGTCAAACTGGATCTACAACACAATATCTAGCCTTGTCGGAGGTAATGGAAATTATTGTATTCGATAAGATACTCAATCAAATTGATGTGGATTTGGTGAGGATTCAACTTGAAAATAAATGGTTATATTCTCAATGGTTAGTTACACCAACACCAACTCAAACTGTCACACAGACCAGAACTCCAACATTAACACCAACTACCACCCAAACACCAACCCAAACTCAACCTTCGACTAGTCCAACACCTACTGCTACACCAACACCGACTCAGGCTGTACAAATCTATACTCACGGAACTGTAATAACCCCTTGTTCAGGGTATTGTAATTCAAATTATAGTATAGCAACATTGACAAACGCAACAGGAACTTATGCGACATTGACGATTGGTGATACAATATTCGGTCAGGGCGGAGTTGCTGGTTTTGTAGCTTACTCAAACGTATCAACTAACACAACAACTGGTCCATTCCAAATAGCTGAAATAGATACGAGTGGAGTGGTATTGGGACTTTATAATTGTAGTGGAGGAAGCTGTGCAGCTATTTAATATATATGGAAATTAGATTTATAACAACAGAAAAGGTCTCAGAGACCCCCAAACAAATTAACACATACTTGAATGACTTACGTGGTAAGATGCAGGGTTTGTTGAACTATAATTATTTATTAGAATCATTCAACATTAGGTAATATGGCCGCTAAAAAAATTGATATAAAGTTTGACTTAGACACTAAATCAGTCAAAATCGCTGGTGAGGATACAATGAAATTGACCCAACAGGTCAGATTGTTGAAGGCTGAACTTGCTAGTGGTAAATATTCTCAAGAAGAGTTTGAGTTATTATCTACAAAATTAGGTGATGTTGAAGACCAAATGGCAAAGACCAAAGCAAGGTCGGGGGACTTATTGACTTCCCTTCAACTTATACCTGGTCCTATTGGTGAGATTGCTGGTAAGTTTAATGGTGCTATTTCTTTATTAAAACAATTCTCATCATTCTCATTAAAAGACATCACTTTTCAGTTTAAGGAAACTATACAAGATGTAAAAGATATTGGTTTATCATTAGGTAAAAATCTTGGTATTACTAAGATTTACACAACTATCAATAACGCCTTAGCATCATCATTTGTTGCGGTTGGTGTTGGAGAACAGGCTGCAGCTGTGGGTGCTCGGGCATTTGCCGCAGCTTTGACTGCGACTGGTATTGGTGCGATTGTGGTGGCTTTGGGATTTGCTGTCAGTGCTCTGATGGAATATGTGACGGCAACAGATGAGGCAAGTGACGCAAATGCTAAGTTTGACAAATCCTTAGCTGAAACTGATAGGATTTTAGCAGAATCAATCGCAGAACGAAAAAGACAAACCGCAGAACGAATAGCATTATCTAGAAACTTGGGTGAGTCAGAATCGGAGCAAAGAAAAATCAGTTTAGAAAGTCTAAAAAAAGATCTTGAAGATACTAATAAAGCTTATATCAAAGCATTATCTGAGGAGGAAGAACAAAGAATTACTAATGGTGAAAACTTAGAAAAGGCACTACAAAAAAGAAGGGAGTTAGAAAAACAGAAAAAAGATCTTATTAGTGAAATAAATGTCTTTGAGATTGATTCAGACACAGCACTCAACAAAGAGAAGGAAGCTCAAAGACAAAAAGGACTTCAAGCACAAGAGAGAGCAAATGCTGAAGCCTTGAAGTTGGAACAAGATAGAATACGGAAACAACAAGAAGCTGCGAACATACAAAGGGAAGCAGAATTATCATTATTAGAACCCCAAGAAAGAGAAATAGTTGAAAGAACCACAAGGTTCAATAATGAACTTGCTAAACTCAAAGAAGCGGGATATACTGATTTTACTGCACTTGAAGAAGAGTTTAGAATAGATATTGAAGTAATTGATGACAAGTATAATAAAGAACGACTTGAAAAACGAAAACAACAACAACAAAAGGAGAGGGAACTTTTATTTATTGGATTACAAGACCAAATTGATGCAATAGATAAAGCTAATGAACTCTTTAATACTGACTTTCAAGAAGACAATATACGACTTGAAGAAAAACGAACTTTATTACAACAACAAAGAGATTTAGAATTACAAGCTGTCGAAAATGATGAGGTAAAAAGATTAGAAATAATCAAAAAATATGCCGATGCTGAAGGTGAAATAGACAAACAAGTAACTCAAAATAAAAAGAATGAATTACTCGCAAGAGAAACAGCACAATTACAGTTCGCATCTGCAGTTGGAAATGCATTAGGAGCACTCAGTGGGTTATTGAAACAAGGGACAGCTGCCGCCAAAGCCGCAGCATTAGCAGAAATTGCTATCGGAACTGGTGTTGGTTTCATAAATGCGTTAAGAATAGCACAACAATCAGCAATTGCTGGAGGGCCAGGTGCGGCTTTCGCATTCCCCATCTTTTACGCAAGTCAAGTTGCGGCAATTCTATCGGCAGCATCAAGAGCAAAGGCAATATTAAAATCAGGAAGTGGTGGAGGAGGTGGTGGAAATAATCCCGAAGCCCCATCATCTACTAACTCAACATCTGCTCCAGCACCAATACAAGTTGTCGCAAGAAGAAATCAAGGTGGATTTGTGTATGGTGATGGAGGTTCAATAACTGACTCAATACCAGCGATGTTGTCAAATGGAGAGTTTGTTATGAATGCTAAGTCAGCATCTATGTTCTCCCCTATGTTGACTGCGATGAATAATATGGGGAACCTTCCAAATACGGCAATACCTCAAACATTAGGTAATCAGTCATTAGTGGATGTTATGAGTCAAAGTATGAATAACAGACCTATCAAAACTTATGTAACAGCACAGGATATGTCTAACCAACAACAGTTTGATAGAACCATAAAATCAAGGTCTTTGATATAATGGCATAACATAATATAAAATATATTTATTATAGAATGAAAATCGTAGAATTACTCATAGACGATGATTTTGAGGAGTCAGGTATTGAAGCAATATCTTTAGTTGGAACACCAGCACACGAAGAGAATTGGATTGCATTTAATAGTCAAGACGAACCCCCTGTTGATAATTCCATTACATATAGAATTGTGGAGGATGACTTCTGTTCGTCAAATCCTTTATTAGACACATTAGGGGAACCCTACAACGACTTAATTGAGGAGGGGTGGGTAATCACTCGTGTAGAACAGATGACACCTGAGAGGATACTTAAAATGAGCCGTGAGAGGTTTTCAGATCCCAACGCAGAATCCCAAGAAGATACAGTCCAATTTAGAATCAGGTTCAAGTATGTTGGGCCAAGAGATAGTAGAAATAGAAGGTTCTGTGCTGATATGTTGGCAAAGAACAGAGTGTATAGAATTGAAGACATAGAACAACTATCAAACCCCGAGTTTGGTAATTATGATATTTTTACATGGAGAGGTTCATTCAACTGCAGACATACTTGGGTGAAGTTAATATTTGAGCCTGAGGGTAAGATTAGAAACTCTGGTGATTCAACAAGAGGTCTAATAGAAACTGACCCATTATCAGCAAGATTACAACCAGATACAAGACCAGGCCCAACCATCAGGTCAGCAGATGAAGGAAGGGGACAAGGGCAATGGGAAGATGGAATGCCGAGAACAGGCCCTAACTTGTTTGCTGAAGACAAAGGACTTGAAGGTGCTTTTTGGGAGGGATATGAAGCAATTGGAACTAAAATACTTGATGGTAAAGAAGTTCCTAATTGTGTTCCAATCAAAATGACTGAAGATGATTTTGCTGAGAGTATTTCAGATTATCCACAGGGAGTTAAGGACAGAGCCAAGATGGCTGTTGAATGGGCTGATAAGAATGGTTGGGGTTCTTGTGGAACTCAGGTGGGAAAAACCAGAGCATCGCAGTTAGCAAGTGGAGCCCCCATTTCAGTAGATACGTTAAAGCGTATGTATTCTTATTTATCAAGACATAAGGTTGACCTTGAGTCATCAAAGACCTATGAAGATGGTTGTGGTAAATTGATGTATGATAGTTGGGGTGGTGAAGCCGCATTAAGTTGGTCTGAGAGAAAATTGAAACAACTTGAGAATGAGAAGATGACCTTTGCTGTTGCTAGTGAAGACAAAATGATTATTGTTGGGGCTGCTATGGTTCCAAATAAGATGATACATAGATATGATATGTTTGGAAACAAGTATTATGTCTATTTCTCAAAGGATTCTATTAGAAAAATGGCTAATAGGTTCTTGAAACAAAAAAGGACTGACGAAACATCCATAGAACATAATGGAATAAAGTTGGGTTCTGACAAAGTATACATAACTGAGAGTTGGATTAGCGAAGACCCTACCAAAGACAAGTCATCTGTATATGGATTCAACCTACCTGCTGGTACTTGGTTTGTCCAAATGAAAGTCGACGACCCTAAGGTATGGGAACTAGTTAAACAAAATAACTTAAGTGGTTTTTCAGTTGAAGGACTATTTAAGGAAAAAGCAGTTTTTTCTAAAGCAGAAGAACAAATAAACCAAATAATAAAACTATTAAAATGAATAGTACAAAAACCCTACAAAAAATAGCACAGATTTTAGGTCTATCTCCACAGGTGTTCTTTGAGGCTAAAACCGATCAAGGAATTACGATGAAAATGGAGGGTGAACTTGAATTGGGTTCTTTAATTTATGTAGCAACTGAGGAAGGGTTAATCCCCGCACCAGCAGGAGAACATATGTTACAAGATGGAACCAAGATTGAAGTTGACGAGGAATCAAAAATCAAGAAGATTGATATGGGTCAAATGGAGGATAAAGTAGAAGAAGGGGAAACCGAAGAGATGTTTGCTGATGTAAAGTTGAAAGACGGAGAAATTATGCGAGTTGAAGGTGACGAGCCAACTGTGGGTCGTTTAACCAAGAAGGTTTCTTATGATGGAGCTTTATTACCATTTACCGATGGAACTTATGAGACCGCTGATGGAAAGATGATTTCTATTGTCGGTGGTGAAATCAAGGGGATTACAGAAAAAGGTAAAGACCAAGCATTCACTATTGCTGAGACAGCAGAAGGTGCAAAGGTTGAATCTAAGACCTTTGATGTCGGAGAGGAAGTTTATGTCCTTGACGGTGATTCTAAGACCCCTGCTCCTGATGGAGAACACCAAGTAGTCCTTAAAGACGAAAGTGGTAAAGAAAACAAAATCAGGTTCATCACCAAAGATGGTAAGATTACTGAAAGAGAAAATGTTGAAGAGGAAGATATGGAAGCAGAAAAGATTGCTGAAATGTTCTCGAAGGCATTGAAGAACCTTGAATCTAAAATTGATATTCTAGTATCAAGACAAACTCAACTAGAAAACAAAGTCCAAAAGTTTGCTAAAGAACCTGCGGGCGACCGAGTTTACACTCAAAAAACTATCGCTGACTCAAAGTCAGAAAACGATAGAGTTGATGCAATTAAGAGATTGAGAGCAGCAATGAATAAAAACTAAACCAATTATAATTTATTATCAAAATGAAAAAATTACAAAAAATGAACTTCAACTACGACCTTGGCGGATTGTCAGCGTACGTAGACCAACTTTCATCTGATATTATATCTGAAGCAGTATTGTCTCCAGTAACTATGAAGTATGTAAATGTTGTTCCTGGTATTAAAGGAACACAGAACGTAAACCTATTGAAGGAAACTTTATCAGTTCAAACTGGTACTACTTGCGGATGGAATGATGCGGGTGATGTGACTTTTGAGGCTGTACCTTTGACAGTACAAGCACTTAAAGTAAACCAATCTTTATGTTTGGAAGAGCTTAACACTTTGTGGTTAGGCCAATACCTAAATGCAGGTTCTTACAACGAGCAGGCTCCATTCGAGCAGGCAATTGTTGACCTTCAGACAAAACAAATCAAGAGATATAACGAAGACCTTGTATGGAATGCTTCATCAGGAACTTCAACTTTCTCTGGTTTCATTGAATTATTAGCAAATACTGCTGGTGTTGTAGCATTGACAGGTCAAACTGCATTATGTTCTGTAACAGGAGCTTCTGTGGTAGACAAGGCAAACGCTGTTTTAACTCAGGTTGATAATATCATCAACGCATTAGATAGAAACATCTATGACAGAGACGATATTGTAATCTTTATGTCTCAGCAGCAGTTTAAGTGTTATTTAGTGGCACTTAGAAACGTAAACAACTTCCACTTTACTGAACCTACTTTGGGTCAGGTATATGAGACATTCCACCCACAAACTAAATATAAGGTTGTTGGTGTACCAGGTCTAAACGGATCTAACCTTATCGCTGCAGCTCCTCAACAATACTTTATGGTAGGTGTTGACTTGATGTCAGATGAGGACAGCTTCAGAAGCTGGTGGTCTCAAGATTTCCAAGAAGTACGTATTATGTCTGCTTGGAAGGTCGGAACTGCTATTGCGTTCCCTGAGTTCTTTGTAACAAACGGACTTTAATATATGGGGGGAGATAATCCCCCCTATTTTCACTAATAAACAAAAAAACTAAATATAAAATAATATGAGTTGTAATTTAGCAGCAGGTATTACTCTTGGTTGTCGCGACAATGCGGGTGGTGTTAATAAGGTTTGGATTACTGATTATGATAATGTAACAGGTATTACTCAAAATACTGGTAGTACAATCACAGCAATTTCAGGAACAGGTACATTCTATTCTTTCGAGTTAATCAGAACTACATCTGAGATGACTGAAACTATCAATGCTTCACTTGAAAATGGTACAGTATTCTATACACAAGAATTAACAATGTTCTTCGCAAAACTAGAACAATACAAGCGTAATATCATTAAAACACTAGCACAATCTTTTAGATTGGCGGTTGTATTTGAGGACAATAATGGTTCGTATTTCCTATTAGGACAGGAATACGGAATGTTCGTAAGTGCGGGTTCTAACGTCACTGGACTCGCTTTGGGAGATAGACAGGGTTATAACCTAACTCTTCAGGCTCTCGAGCAATTACCTATGAACGAATTGAGTGGCCCACTTGCTACAATCGTTTCAGGTATGACAGTAGAATCCTAAATATTTATCACAGGGGGGTCATACTCCCTGTGATTATTTTATACACAGATGATATTATTAAAATCCAATCAATTAAATAAGATAGTCGTAACGCTCACACAGAATACTACTCTTTGTAATCCTGAATATCTATTTCAATTTGTTCATATATTCTCAAAAGAAGAGGTAAAGTTTATTTTACCTGATGTATCACCACATCCAACGAGATATAATCAATTTGAGTTTGTTGAGGGTCAGGGTGGAGGTGAAATCCCATTTCCTTATGAAGGTCAATATAATTATTATGTGTATAGCCAACCTATTGGTTCATCAAACTTGAACCCGATATTAGCCACCGAGTTGGTTGAGAACGGTATTGCCGAGTTTATTGTTGTAAGTGCGGATACAACAAATGAAAATTATTTTGAGTTTATTTCTGATGATGAGTTTAATTCCAATACCATATTTGCTCCTGATGAGATAAACCCAATTACACCTTCTCCAACAGTTCCTTTAACAAGTACTCCAACTCCAAGTGTAACCTCAACTCCAACAGTCACACCGACTAATACACAGACGAGCACTCCAACAAATACACAAACACCAACTCCAACAGTCACACCGACTAATACACAGACGAGCACTCCAACAAATACACAAACAACAACTCCGAGTGTCACAACAAC